CTCTAACAATGTTAGTGGCATCAGGGGGGCTGCGTGCAGCTCCCTGGACTCTCAACAGAGTCCCTTTCCCCGTAAACGGGTCAGGCGCAAGCCTCACGTTAAAATAACGTGCGACAACGCCAATGCTTCTTTGGAGGTCAAATCCCGAAAAGAAGTTTCTCTAGAGATGGAGTTCGGTGTAGTAATACCCCAATTGGAGTATTACTACAGGTCTCATGAAGGGTTATCCCTTCATGGCCGGCTCCAGCCCTTGTTAAAGTACCCGGTCGAAGTGCTTGCACTTTGTTCCCGTTTTACTTTTAAAGGGAAATCTTTAGAAGGAGGAGGATGGGCTGTGTTGCCCATCCTTCCCCCAACCAGGTCTCCGGAGTTCTCTCTCCATGAATGGTACACCCTGTGGGCAGAAGACATACGCATATGCGTTGGTCGTCTAGACCACAAGGACAAGAAGGTACGGCGCTTTCGCCGTAACTTGCAAGTCCTGGAGTTTATGAGAGCAACTTGGGATGCGCTTCTTGCTGGATACCAACAAGAGCGCACTTGGAATATAAAAAAGTATGGGTATGGTCCCACTCTTCCTAGCAGGAAACTGCAAGGGGTTGAGCGGTTCAAGTCCCAACTTGTTTTCCATCCCCTGGAAGCGGCCAAAAGGCTAAAGGACGCCGCCCATGCAAGTCGTGCATGGGCCTTTGGCGGTCCCAAGCCCAAAGGCCGGCTGTTAGTTGTGGAAGATAAACGTGTGGCAATATTGGTATCCTATGTTGCACGCGCTTTACCTCCCGCACCTCCAGACCCGGAGGGTTTCAACGCTTTGGTTGGCCGCCTCACTGGCGTCCCTAAGCCCGAACCCCCGAACTGGAGACCATTCCTCAAAGGTTATTTTGCTCGATGGGGGTCATCCCCCATCAATGCAAAAGACCTGTTTACCATGCCCAGCTCTAACGCTGCCTTGGGGTTTCCCAGGGCAACTGGCGGGCATGTAGCAGGAGTCCAACATCTCGTACTGTTGGGCTACGCTTTGAGGAAGACCCGTGGCTTCAGTAAAAGTATCCCGGTGCACCATGTTGATGCATCAGAAGACATTACCGGGGCTTACCTTGAGCTTCTTTCTGACTCCCTTCATCCTGATTCTCAGTTGAAAGGAGGGAAAGACCCTGCATCAGGGTTGTTCAATGGTACTTGGGATCAGCTTGAAGAGAAGCTGCCCGGCACGGGTAAGTTCTTCCAGCAATATTTGGTCGATGCTGTGGATTATGTTATGGATTCCCTAACATATGTCCCCATCTTACCAATTATGGCAGAAGAAAAGGGTTTGAAGACGAGGTTTCCCACCTGTTCATTAACAGCTGTGAACCTCGTGCAACAAATCCTACGGCGGGTTATTGACCAAATCATGGTTCGTGACCCCCGTTTCACGTCTGCCCTAAGCAACAACGAGGGGATAGATTTACGCGGTGAGGAGGGTCCTTGGGAATCCCAAGACTGCTCGGCCGCCACGGATCTTCACCCTCAGTGGTTGACTCAGGGAGTCTACGAGGAGTTGGCAGACCGCTATCCTGTCCTTCAAAAGTACAGGAAGTGGTTTGGCAAACTCTTTGGACCGAAATTCATCATCTCGGAAGGCTTACCAGCCTCGGCATATGCCCCAAAGAAACTCCTCTCGTGTTACCCCCGCGCCCCCCTCTTGGATGACAAGTTTTGTCCTCAAGCTCGAGAGGCCCCCCTTGGTCATGCCAGTGTTATTCTATCCCTTTGGGATGAATGGCTAGCATGGCTTAAAGGGGTAGGGGGCGTAGTCACAACTACCGGTCAGATGATGGGAGATCCCACATCTTTTCCGCCTTTAATGCTAGTCACACTTTTTTGTGCTGAGGAAGTATTAAAGGATCTTCCTTACGCTCCAAAGGAGCGTAAGAAGACGTATAAGGGACTACGTAAGACAGATGCCATCTTGAAAGGAGTAGGTGACGACGCACTACTTCCAAGGTGGACATGGCAACGAAGGGCCCTCTATCACCAGAAACTTGATGATATGGGAGCGCAAGTGTCTGTACCAAAGTCCTTTTGGCACAGAAGCTTGGGGCTGATTGCCGAGGTGCACATGAATCATGGGCACCCGGTCCCCTTCATTCCTCTGTCGGTTTTGGTTGCCCCACCGGGGGGATCCAAAGGGCATGTGACCTGGGATTCCCAGGCTTCTTCCCTTGGTAAGGATCCCTCAAGGCCGAACATGCGGGTGATGAAATGCTTGTACCGTACGTCTCCGTACTGGTACTCGTGGCAAACCGCCTCCCGCATGGGCATACCAATTGCGGCACCTATTGGTTACGGAGGGGTTGATGTACCCATCCGGCCAAAGGTGTCACAAACACACCATAAGCAATGGCTTAGGTTCCTATCTCAGGCTTCATTTGAAGACCTGATTAAGGGCCTAGGACTGTCACCGTTGGGCTCTTCCCAAGCAAGTTTGCTTAGGAAAGCTTCGGATGGCTGGTTGAAAGATGTCCTTGCAACTCATTCTGAGTATCAGAAGTTTTCTGATGGATTACTTTCCCCATGTGCTATGGCTGATGATGCCAGCATACGCGTTTCTATACAGGACGCGTATCGTACTGCCATTAGCGGACTCAGGTCCGTGGAGTTCTACTTTAGAGCTCCTCCCGAGAACGCAGGCCACCACGCACCTTCTATAAGGCGCGCGGCAAGCCGGTTCCAACGGAAAGTGGAAAAGGCCCTGCCCACTCCTGTGAGTGGGTACGGCCCCACCTCTTCCGACCTCGCGAGGAAGACCACGCTTTACTTCGCCTCGTCGGGCGGAGTACTGCCTGATCCTTGGGTTCAGCCCCAACAGGGTTTCTACGGTATAGAAACCTCAGAACGTGTGAGGACACGATATCGTGCCCCCCACCTGTTGGGCGTGGGTTAGCCTCGTCAGCTCCTAAGTAAGAGTTGAAACTGCC